CTCTGTCTCTTCTTTTTAAGACTATCCTCGACACAACTCTGGGGACATCATTGCAGAGTATTGTCAAAGGGTGGCCTTGACCATCTAGCATCAGGCACAAAAATAAGTATCCTCTTCTTGATTCTATTCTGAGATCGACCAGCCTCACGTCTTCACTGGTTAGGTCCATGGGTTCAAGGTAGCTGTCCTTGGCAGGACCTCCCCATGACTCCCACGACTTTGGGTTAACCTTTTCCTTCAAATGAGTGACAACGTGAATCCATTTGTCCTTGTTGTAAAAGGCCAGATCAGTTCCCACCACCTCAGCCTCTGCATTCAAGATGGGGTTCCACTCCACTGCCTCATCCGATTTTCTCCCTATGGATATGGATGACTTGCTAAACTTGATTTTTTTTATATCTGCGGAAAAGAGGGCATTCAATCGTCCTGATGAAAACAATTGAGCCTGAATCAAGTAGAGCCTCTGGAAGAGGTCAGCACTGGTTGAATAATCAGGCATATCCCCACCTGAGTTGAAGTGCCCACTGACCAAAGAAGTCAGATCAATCCTGCTGAAAATTTTCTTGTCTATCCTCATGGTGTCCCTGTCTATTGCCAAATCCAGGATTGACTGCTTCCTCAGCTGGGAGTCTGTTATTTTGCTGAGTTTCTCATGGCTCACCACCGACAGCATCCTCTTTGCTCTGTCACGAAGGCTTTTCATCTCATGATAAGACGTTTCAGTTGAGTAAAGCAGACGTGATCCTTCCATGTAGTTCGATTTCATTAGGATCTCCACCAAATGATTGGACTGCTCACTTTCCATTATTGACACCTTGAAGTCTTTGTCCTCTGATGAGTACTTGGTGAGCCTGCTCTTGAGTATGGTCTCCATGGTCATGAACACCTCAGGCCTGATGGTTGAGGTCCCCCCAAAGACTATGGGAAGCCAATCAGAGTTGAAGTCCTGTATCATTGTGGTCATGAAATCACTGCTACAGAACTGCAGATTCACTTTCCAGTCCACAATTTTCCTATTGATTGGGATCACACCAAAATTTTTCTTTCCTTCTACTACCTTGAAAGACCTTAAAACTCTCCTTCCACTGTCAATCCTCTCTCTTATTAACTCATACTGTATGGCTATTTTTGTGACTTGAATCTCAAGGCCCTCAACCACAATGACATCTCGATGGTGTATGTCCAAGGCCAAATAATCTTCTGCACAGTCTAGAAGTTCCTTCCTGCTAATCTTGCTTTCGTCGAAAAGTGAGGACATGAGTGGTGAGTTGACCATGTAGACCTTTGCATCGAGGGGGGTCTGAGGTATTATGTACCGAAGGGCGGATCCCAGTTGCGATTGGGCAGCCATTTCCCTTTGAGCACAAGACATCAGGCACCTGAGTAAGGATCCGCCAAAATTGTTGTACGTGAGAGGTATGAAGGACGTTTCCGGAACTGATCTCAGAACTTCCATTATTCTCCTCTGCGACCTATTTGGTCTTTGCAAAAGATGCACAATCCCTGACCTGGACATCGACAATATGGGGGTCTTTTCCAGGGTTTCGTCGTCATTAATCTCGACGGGCTTGTCTGGTTGCATTGCCATCATAAATTCTGCGGCAATCCTGTAATCCCTCATGCAGGTGTGGTCGTAGTTGTCAACCATGCATGAGAACAGCGGCCCCAAGCAGTTTATCACAGGGTGAATTCTCACCATACCACCCAATTCCAGAGGTATCCTGAAGATGTCTGCCCCTATTTTCCGGAAAAGAGGGAGCGTCTGCATTTGTATCATTGTCAGATGGGTGTTCAGCAGCTGGACCCATGTTGACCCAACCACAGAACCCTCATTCCTCAGGTACTCGAGTGATATTGTTAAGCATCGCGATGCGGCAGCTGGCATGTCAAAGTCATGCGACACGTCAACATATGACAGTCGGCTCTTCACATCGGGATTGTGGATCCCGTTCGAGGTGAGGAACCTGGAGTTCATTTCACACACATGCTCAGAATGAGTGGACTTTTCCATGTTTCTTTTTATCCCGCAAGATTGACTGACATCAAGATGTATCCTGGAGCAGAGCTCTATAACCTTGTAGACGTTCATCTCAGTGTCGTGAGGCATAGATAATATTCTCATGTAATCGTCTGACGTGACAAATGTTTGGATCTTCATCAAGACATTTTGCCTGAGTCTCAGCAGATGCTCCGTC